CTTCGCAACCCATAATGTGTCCTACTTCATCATCATTAAATGTTTCTTGATAGGCATTGTGTGAGCCACACTCTGTACAACACCACTCTCCTGTACTACTACTCATCATCTTCCTCCTAGTAAACAACCTGAAACTTCTTCAGCGTTGTTAGTTCATCTTCTGTTATTTCTTTAACCCATTCGACCCATACTATTGCAATCGAATCAAGCCAATAACCTCTATTGGTTTTATCATACTCATCATCAATTCTTTCATTACTAAAAAAATCTGATAGCACATGCCTTTCGTTTAGCTTTCCATTTTTATAATCTTCCTTGCTTACTGTTTGGTACCAACAATAATGCTCATACTCATACTCTCCACTTCGTTCTTTAATCTTTGCTAATATCATCATCTTCCTCCTCTAATATTTCTGCACTAAACCCACCTTTCATACCTGAATCATCATTTGTAAAGACATCATCAATGGCAAATTCTTCTATGTCTTTTTCTGTTATTTCTTTAATAAATTTATCATTCATATCTGCAACCTCCTGTAAATCAATGTACTCATCTTTATAAACTCTAACTAATACACTTTTTTTAACCTCATCATAGAAACCTTGTTCTGATAATGTTGCCTCAATCATTCTAGGGGACATACCACCTTCTGCTAATTGTTCCCATGTGTCGCCATTATATAATGCTGTTTGTCCTTTAATTAATATATCACTCATTTGTCTTCCTCCTCTATTAATGTATCAAAGTCTGCTAATGTATTGACTGCTACATTTACATCATACTCTAAGGTATCATTAGACCTCATGCCATACCCAATCGGATAACATAAACCTGTTTTCTTACTACGAATAACTGTGACTGCAACCAAACATTCACAGTCTGTATCTTCAAGTATGCTATTCATAACCTTACTGTTCATTCCTTTAATCATACTTGGCTTAATAATTATTTCTTTTGTCATAATTCTTTCTCCCACTCTATTATTTTTTCATACAGCTGACTGGCACATTCCTGTCTAGTATAACCCTCTGTATTATCATTTAGTTCTTTCCTCAGCCAACTTTTAATTTTGTCTATCAACAGTCTCCTGTCCATACACATCTGAAGAAGTTTGGCTTTGTTAGTCTCATCATCTAGAATTTCTAAACTCATAGTATTACCTCTTTAACTGATTTAAATGTAGCCCATGAACATGTTTTTAAATCATATCCTTGCCCTTTTACCCATTCACTTTCCGTTCCAACAACAATAGATACTTTCCAATAAAGAGTTACCTCTCCATTAGCACAGTCACATACTGCTATGTTTACAGATTTAACATCACTTTCACTTGTCATTTTATTACTCCTGTTTTGCGTTGCGTTTATGTTCAGCCATACTACTATCACTAAACAATTCTATTAATTCATCAGCTTGTTTATCAGTTAGGTTATTTGATAATGTTTTCTTTTGGCTATTAAAACCTATGCTTTCAAAAACATTTAAAAATTGTTTAAATGCTGTACTGTATTCATTTAAATAATTTCGTATGTGTTCTGGTTGAATTTCATTTTGCCCTAATGGGTTTCTCATTTGAAAACTATAATTACTTATTTGGAACGAGATATTATATCTCAACAAGTTTAGGTATTGATTATTTAACTCTCCTGATTTCATAACTGATAGAATATATTCAGTTAATTTTGTTTCTTCTAAAGTTATTTTTCCAGAATGATAATGATAAGACTCTATATTATTTATTATTGCTTTTACTTTTCTCCTTATCACATCATGCACATCATCATCTAAAAGTTTAAAACCACCTAGAGATGTCATAGTCAAAAGCATTTTCTTATGGGGTGTAAGTAATGACCTCCATAGTTTTCTTTCATCTCCTCTCTCTACTGTCTTTTGTCTTTGCTTTGCATTTAGGTATTCACCTGTCAACAAGTTATACTGTAGCCCATTAAATATATAAGGTAATTCTTTAAAATCAGTACACCCTTTTGCTATATCCCACATTGTCACTACCGAATAATTATTTGTGCCTAATCGGTAAAGACATACAGGCACGTAGTTAGGCATACTGTTTACTTGTGATTGTCCACCAGCTTGTGCCATTGATAACTCCCATGTCATAATATTATTATCATCAACAGTAAACATAGGCTGATTATAATGCATTACTTTTATTTTAGATTTGTCAGTTAATGCATAGAACAATCTAAACCCACTAGGTTTAATCGGTTTACCTTTGTCTTGATTTCTACAATGGTTTTCTAATAAGTCTTTTAGGTTATCAAACCTTATGTCTATAAAGTCCCTACTGTTTGCATTTGCTCTCTCATACATATCACTTGGGTTATTAAGACCTTGCATAACTGGTCTGTTTATTAAGTTATTATATTGCCATATTCCCATAGTCTACTCTCCATCAATTAGTTTACTAGTTTGTACATGAGCTGTTAGCCCATCAAAGTCTATACCAGATGTTTCATCAACAACATCTCTAGGCTCAGATGTATTCCTCTCAACAACTCTTTTGTGTCTATCTTTAGCCTCCTCTGGTACTAAATCCCATAACCCCTCCCATTGCTTTAATGCTTTGTTTAGTGTGGTATGTGCATTTAATAACGCCTTTACATCAGAAAGAAACTTATCTCTCTCAGCATATATATCAAATATAGGTTTGTTTATCTCTTTGATTTTATCTCTAAGCCAAGTAAATTTTTCATCATTCCAATCTAATTTAACGTAGCTATCACTACCCAATAAATTATATTTACTATCGCTATCATTACGATTAACAGGTATAGGTCTTTCTTTAGATAATTCTAAAGTCATTCCACCATACCCAGAGTCTTGAAGTTCCCTTGCTATTTCTGAATATGAATAGCCACTACTATGTAATTCAGCATTATCAAAACCATTAAAATTAATAGATTTTTTATACCTTATAAAATCTCTTGGGATACTAAGAAGTTTATTCTGAAGATGTTCTGGTATGATGGTATCATATATCTTATCGCCCCAACCACTTACATCAACAGGATTATTCTTTGTATAAGATTGTATTCTTTTGGTAAATACATGCTCAGCATTACGATTAATATCGTGACATAGACTGTCACTTAGTTTAACTGTAGCCATAATTTTACTCCTTTGGTTATAGTTAATTGTTGTCATGCATTCTGACTATCTCGCCAAAAGGCACTCTCATATTGTCATCACTTGTGGTAGATATCCACAGTACAGGGTACTCAGGCTCTTTACCAAAGTCACTACAATACAAGTCAGTAAGAAACACACAAGCCAATGGCTGTATATCTTTCTTATCTAGGTATTCAAATACAGGGCTGAATGCTGTACCACCTCCACCATGAGGCTTGATTACAACATCATCTCCTTTATTGAATTCATCATAGTGAGATACTTCACTATCAAAGTACACCACATGTAAACGACTTGGTAATAAGTCTTGCCATATGGTATTTATCTCACTGTTAAATTGGTTTATCTCATCTTGACCAACAGAGCCAGAGCAATCAACAGCCACAGCTATCTCGCCTAGTCCCATGCCTGTAACACTAGGCATATACATTCCTTGGGTAATAAATCTTCTGTTAGGTCTAGCATAAGTTCTATCATCAACACGAAGTTTTTGCATAAACTTAAGTAGTACTTCTTTCCAATCTACTTTAGGTCTAAGTACTTCATTCACTAGTCTCTCAATACCAGAAGTCATCTTACCCATAATCTTAGTAGCATTGGCTGATTGAGCCACTTTAACTTTCCATTTAGCTGATAGTCTGTCCAAGTCAGATTGTGTCTTAGCTTGTTTATCATTGTTGTTACCAATACAATCATCTAGTGGCTGTCCCTCGCCACCCATACCTTGCTCATCTTTCGGTGTATCAGGTAATAGATTGTAGATACCATCAGTATTTCCTTTACCTTGTTCGTAGATATTCCTATCAAGTAAGCCACCATCTGGCATTTTACCAATCCCATCTTCATCAAGCATATGATTGATTACATAGTCACCAGCTTGATTCCACTTGTAGCTATCTCTAGTCTCTAGTCTGAAACAATGTCCTAGCATAGGGTGGCACACTTCATGTGCCAAAAGAAACACTAGCTCCTCATCAGTTAGACTATCTACATAATCAGGGTTTAGTACAATTACCTCACCATTTGTACCAGCTGTTGGTATACTTGTGTCCCATACTATATCCATACCGAACAGTAGATTACCAACAAAAGGATAGCGAAGTATCAACTGAGTCTTAGCTCTCTTTACTCTTTCATCTCTAGTCATTCATGTATTCCTCCATCTGTTTCAAAATCTCTCTAGACTCTATGGCTTTCTGTCTCCTCAAGTCTAAGTCTAGCCTTAGAGATTCTGGGTTATTGTTCGCCAACTTTGTGTCAACTTGTTGTCGTATGTTCTCCAAGTTAACATCATTGGTGATATTCATACGCTTTAGAACATCACATAGCTCTTTCAAGTTATCAATCATAGTATCCCTAAAGATATTCTTATTGTCTGACAGCTTATCAGCTATGTGTTTAACCTTATCGTATAGTCTTTGCCATGCCTCACGCATAGCATTTTCAATAGAACTTTCTACTTTCTCTCCAACTTGTTTGCGTATGTTTTCCAACTCGCTACTCGCAATGTCTACTCTGAAATCATCAGAGGGTATAGGTAGCACAGTCATGTCCATACCAAATTTTAGTTTCAGTTCATACTCAGTAGGGTATTCATCAGGGTTATATAAACTACCTAAGTCCCTTTGTGCATTCAACTGCAACTGTGGATATTGATTTATAAAAGTATCTACTAATCTAAACCATTCAACTTTCATCTCATTAAACCTTTCCATGAATGGCATATAGTTTTCAGTAGGTAATATCATAGTACCATCACTCAACCAAGGTAGAGTGTTCTGGTAAAAGAACTGCCTAACCAACGTAGTATACTTGTGTACATTACCAAGATACTCATTGTTAGGTAGTAACGATTTATGATAAGTACCAGCTGTTGTTATTGCGTTGTTAGTCATAGCAACTTGCTCACTAACCTTTTTATCACGCTTACTCATAGTAGGCTGTGATACATTTAGCTGAACTAACAATGCTCTCTCATCTAGTTTCATAATATTTTCCTCTCTAGTTTATCTACCAGCTTGTGTAAACTTGGCATTCTTAACCATCAACTCTGCATAAGGCTTACCTACTGCAACAAATGGCTCGATACCATGCTTACTCTGTACCATTTTCAGTGCAAGTATTGAATACTCTGCTCTGCCATTATCAAACAATCTGTCTAGATACTTGATAAAGTTTTCAGCATACTTATTGGCAATAGTACCAATAGAGGCACACAAGGCACACATAACATCTGGTTTCTCTGGTATTAGTGCTGTACTAGGTGACTTAAGTATTTCTTCAGGTTTAGGTAGGTCTGCATAAGTCTGTAGAAAACCAACAAACTCAGCTCCAGCTCCCTCACCAACTGCCCCCATAATACATTCTTGCAATGTAATATCTACACTACCATCTTTCATGTAGTCATTACCCCACAACTCCATGATAGCTGACACACCCTCAACCCAAGACCTTGGTGTAGGACTTTGCTCTTTTTGTGGGTTAAACATGTGCAGTAAGTCTGGTCTAAATTGTACAAACCCTTGCACAAGAGAGTGAACACCATTTTCTGATGACCAATCTAGCCAATTAGATATGTTAGTATCTAGCTCAACTATAGTCATTCTATTACCCAAGTGTCTTAGCATTGATACAACACCAGACCTATCGGATTGTTTATTACCTGTCATAATAAACATAATGTCCTTTAGTTTTTTACCATGATGGATACCACTTTGTACCATGTTAGCTACAACCTTTTGTATATCGTGACTAGCCTGACCGAAGTCATCTAAACACACAATAACTTGTTGGTCATGCTTACTACCCTCAACAGGTATCCACTCAGGTAACACATACTTGATAGTGCCATCAGGCTGAGGCATAGGTATACCCATATCCTCTACCAACATAGTAGGCATATGTACTTCTACATACTCTACTCCTAGTTTCTTGGCTACATCTCTGACAATGGTAGTCTTACCACCACCTGGAGAGCCTTGTATATAAGTAGTTCGCTTAATAGCAAACAATCTCTCCAATGTAGTCATTAGTTCTTTAGCTTTCATATTTACTCCTATGATTACTAGTTATATCTATACGCCATGTATAGAATTCATTAAGGCGAGGATTTGGTACGCACTTGAATTTAGTCCTCATTAAGTATTCGTGTTGCAACTAAAACCACAATACACCTTATTAATTCATTAAGGATAGATAGGTTTTGTTTTCACGCTATACAGTTAGTGTTGCCTATCCTATCTACCCCATTACCCTCATAACCTTATATGTTAACTTTTCAGTTATGATTAAAGCTACCAGTTCGTTAACACTCGTGCTTTAGGTAATTCATTGAGGATAGGTAGCAAAATAATAAAAAACTACCTATCCCTATAAGGTAGCTATGCGTGGTCTTTAAACCACCTGAATGTGTGCATTAGCTACCACCTTGTGCTGTCTTATTGCTACAAGTTAATTCTTAATTATCCCCCCTTTATTATTAATCCCTTTTAAATCTTCTTTATTGCTCACTACTATGTAGTTAGACTTGTGTAAAGGTACTACTGTGTGCCTAACCTTACGAGCCTCTACCTCACCACAGTCAAGACAGGTATCATAACCTAGCTTAAACCTACCGATGGGTATATTGCTATCACATAGTTTACATCTATTCATAACCTTACTCCTCTATAAAATATATAGTATTACTCCTATGTATGCTATACACAGGGATATTACTAACCCACTAATCCATACTATTACGAACGCTATCTCACCATGCTGAATGAGTCTAACTAAAGCGTAACTTAAACCTAATAAACATATAACTGCTAAGGTCATGTATATAATCATAATTAAATCAACCATAATGTTTACCTCAATGTGTTGTTAAAATGGTATGTCTATATCAGGGTGTAATACCAAGATATTAGGGTAAGTAGTATACTTAATCTGCCCTGATTTAAACCTACGCTGTCTCTTAGAGCTTAGGTAATGCCATAGCCCTAAGATGTCATCTTTTACTATGTAGTTATTACAGTATTTTATGTCGTTCATAATGTTTCTCCTAGAGATTGCCCTAGTTCAGCACTAGGGCAACCCATATTGTTTTGTTAGTTGATTGCTAGAGCTGGTCTATCTTCTTTCAAAGTAGCCAACTTATCTGCTATAGATTTGCGTCTAGTAGCTTGACTATCAACACCACCTTTAGGCAATAAGCCAAAGTATACACCTCTTGCTCCAATGAGAACTTTAGGCTCAGTACCTATCTGCCCTTTAGGAGACCAGAACTGAAATGGAATACCATCTTCAGTAGAGAGCTTACATAAATCCTCATGTAGCTTTACATCATCAGTACCCATAGCATACTTATGTGGCTCATCTTCGCTACAACCTTTTATATAATAGCTACTAGCTCCGTATGAACGAAAGGCTTTACTACCCTCATTATGTTTCATAATGTCGATAGTCACCCATATAGTTTTTTTATTATCCATCTTTATTACTCCTACGCAATCTGCGTAAATTGTGATTAAACAAGCCTAAAGGGGCTAACCCTTCGAGCTTGGGAAAACCTTGCCTGAGAAAAAATTTTCTGTCAATTCTTGCAGAGTAGTAACTTTACTATGTCGAAGTATCTGGTTTATGGGCAGTAGACTGCGACTAGAAGCGAGGTGGATACTATAAGTTAGATAGTAATACCTGTTATAAAACAATAAGATAGCTTTAACTATCTAGATTATATAGTGTTCTTAAAGTAATACGCTGTTACCCGAAACTATAAGTATCTTATAGAAATCTTTTAATGAAAGGGTATATGTATTTTTTATAGATAATCTAGATAGTTTAGATAGTAAAACCTTACATGAATGGCTGTAAGCCTTACATTTCAACAAGTTTACAGGTGGATGATGTAAGGTTTGACTATCTAAAACCCTAAAGACTGCGTAAAGTTTAACCTAGATAGTGTAGATAGTGTCACCTTTAGGCTAAACCTTACACTTTATCTTTAAGAATGTGCTTAGTGCGGGCTTAAAGGTGAGCTATAACCCCCCGAGCCATGGCCTATATATAATAATTAAATAAAAAATAAATAAAAAGAATGGATAGTTTATAGACATATCCAGGTCTGTTGGTTAATTGATTAGTTGTTTTTTGTATATCACTAATGGTTGTATTGATTTTAACCATTCTTGATATTCTCTTAGATATACCCATGCTTCTTGTAAGTCATAGTTTACATCTAGATAATATATGTATAACATTTGCTTTTCTCCTGCCCCCTCCCTTTCGGGAGGAGGACTTGGTTGTTCTAGATATCCGTTCTAGTCGAGCTTTGTACTCTATTTGGGTCTTCTCTCTTAATCTGCACTCTACCTTTTATGGCTTTGTGATAGCATAAGACAGCTTTCCCTTTTTGTTTTAAGGTTTCTATCCAGAAAGAGTAGGTGTCTAATTGTGCTTTTCCTTCTTTTACAAGTTTCAAAGCTTTCTTCAACCCTGTCTCGACATTACCTTTTTCGTTTGAATATACTTCCATTCCTGGTTGAAGGTCGGTGTATATTCTCACTACTTTCCCTAACTTTTTGGAGTCACCAATATTAATATTGACTTCTCCGTTGTATAATTTAGACATAATATATGTCCTCCTTATGTTGATTTTACTCAACGAGCTCATGCCGTTGAGCTTGTTTACACCTTGCCTGAAATATTTTTTTCTGTCAATTCTAAGCTGACATACATGTAAAGTAATAAGTATTATATAGCTATAACTTTATATAAAACATATATGGACAGGGAGGGTAGTTGGACTACGAACTATAGCCACCCCCCCATATAGGTAAACCTCTTATAGCAAGACCCAAAAATACAACGTGTAAAGTTTTGGACTTTTGGTTGACAAATCTTTGATTTTACTTAATGATTCGATTATGGACACATTTCCACTAAAACATACAAAATGGTCTGACCGTCTAGCTTTTGACATCGCTTTGATGTTAGAGGGTAGCGGTGAATCTATGGATGAAGTACGCACACGCCATAGTATTTCGGCAAGCGAGATTATTGATTTCAATAAAGATAAAGTGTTTTTAAAAAAAGTAGAGTCTTACCGTAATGAAATAAAAGAAAAAGGTATGACCTTTAAGTTAAAAGCGAGAGCACAAGCGGAAGAACTTCTGATAACAAGCTGGGCTTTGATACATAGTCCAGAAACATCTTCAGCTGTTAAAGCGGATTTAATAAAGTCTACTGTTAAATGGGGTGGGCTAGAAGCAAAAAACAATACCATGGAGGAAAGTAATGGCGGAGTTAAAATTACAATTAATCTCGGGGGGCAAGAGCACACCACAAAAGTCGTCCATAGTGAAGAAAGCACAAACCAACCTGAGCTTATCGAAGCTGACCAGTCCGTTTGATACTGTATACAAAGGGAAACTAGCGAAAAAAATGTATGCGTTAAGTGACTATAATAGATTTACAGCAGAATTAATGAAGTTATCATTGTCTTATACTACAAAAATAGTAAGGCATAAGAAAAAACCTACAGAGTATTATGTTATTCTGTTAGAAAATTACGAGGCTTAAATGGACATAGACTATACACCGACCAAAATATGCAAAGATTTTATGGTATCTGATAGTAAGATGCGTGTACTAATGGGACCTGTAGGTTCTGGCAAATCAGTTGCAAGCTGTTTTGAGGTAGTTAGACGAGCTTCTATGCAAAAACCAAATAAACAAGGAATAAGAAAATCCAGGGTAGCTATCGTTCGTGAGACTGCTAGACAGTTACAGGATACAACAATTAAAACATTCCACGACTGGTTTCCACCAGGCGTATGTGGAGAATATATGAGAACTACTAAAACTTATTTTCTAAAGGTAGGTGATGTAGAGTGCGAGATTATGTTTAGAGCATTAGATGATTCAGATGACGTAGCAAACTTAAACTCGTTAGAGTTAACATTTGCTTGGTTTAATGAGTGTCGAGATATTAATCCAGATATTGTAGACGCTATGTCAAAACGTATTGGTCGTTTCCCATCAGCTAAAGATGGGGGACCTTCTTGGTTCGGGATGTGGGGGGACACCAACCCACCCACAATGGATACGTGGTGGTATTATCAAATGGAACATCTTGACCCCTCGGATGGAGTTTCATTTAATGATAATGGGTGGGACGTATTCAAACAGCCATCAGGCAGAAGTCAAGATGCAGAAAATATAGAGAACTTACCTGAAGGTTATTACGACACACAAGGTAGGTCGGATGAATATATTCGTGTGTACATTGACGGAGAGTATGGATTAAGTACAGCAGGGCAACCTGTGTATAAGTATTTTAGACCTGACTACCATATGGCAGACCAAACTTTACAACCAGTTATAAACGGTGTGAGACCAATTATTGTTGGTATGGATTTAGGACTGACACCCGCAGCCGTTATAGGACAACAAGACCCACGAGGTAGAGTTCTTATACTAGACGAAGCTGTAAGTTTTGATATGGGTATACAACGATTTATACGTACAGTTTTAAAACCATTGTTAACTGAACGTTTTTCAGCGGCTCCTATATTAATTATATCTGACCCTGCAGGTATACAAAGAGCTCAAACAGACGAGCGTTCTGCTGTAGATATAATAAAAGCTGAAGGTTTTAGAGTTATGCCAGCAAGAACAAATAATGTATCGGCTAGGCTTTCAGCGGTAGATGATTTTCTTATGCGTCAAGTAGATGGCGACTCTGCATTTTTAGTAGACCCTAGATGTACAAGATTAAAAGCTGCAATGATGGGAGGATATAGGTTTCATAAAAAGAATGGGACCATAGAAAAGAATAAACATTCGCATGTAGCAGAGGGTTTACAGTATCTAATGTTACATATAAACAGTACATCAGATGGATTTATTACTAAAAAAAGAGACATAAAACCTGTTGCGGCAGGCGGATGGACTTGATATGCTGAATGTAGTTATTCATATTTACTACCATAATTATGATGTTTCCTCTCATAATTATACTTTCTCTACTATACCCTGCTTATATTTACTCCTAAGCAGGGTCCTCTTTCTATTGGACAATGATGTAATAAAGTATATACTCAAAATAAATCGGAGGTAAATTATGCCAGGATATAAAAATTATACTATTAAAAAATACAGAGGCGGTGGTCTTGTAGAAACTAAAAAGTATGAAGACGGTAAAACGGTAGTAACAGAAGATGAAAGAATGAAAGCTATGCAACAATTCTTAAACGAAGATACTTCTAAAGAAGAGGTAACTGTAATAATAAAAGATTCTAAAAAGAATCCGAATAAATATACAGACATAATGGGCGTACCCATTAAAAAACCAGAGCCTAAATAAATTATGGTATTACAAGTAATAGGGAACGAAGAGCTCGTTAAAAAAGAGAAAGAGCAAATTGATAAAGCTTTAGAAGAAAGGCAGAATGAGCCTTTGATTTTAGGTTTAGCTGCACACCTCCGTGAATGTTGGGATGCAGCAAAACGTGCTAAGAAGCCTATCGAAAATATTATGCTTAAAGGACTTCGCCAAAGGAATGGTGAGTATGAGGCTGACAAGAAAGCCCAGATACAAGCACAAGGTGGCTCTGATATATACATGATGATTACGGAAGTTAAGTGTAGAGCTGCCGAAAGTTGGCTCCGTGATATATTATTAGAGACAGGCACTCCCCCATGGGATTTACAGTCTACACCAATACCTGAGCTAGAACCCGAGCATGCACAAGAATTACAAAATAGTTTTGCGTCCGAAGTTGTAAAAATAGTAGAGCTTGAAGGACAAGCACCAGACCCAGCAAAAATGGAAGAGCTTAGAGAAATGGTAGCTCAACAATATAGATTTAAATTATTACAGGCTGCCGATAATAGGGCTCGTAAAATGAAAATAAAAATACAAGACCAATTTGCACAAGGCGGTTGGGGTGAGTCATTTAACGATTTTATTACAGACTTAGTAACTTATCCATGTGCTTTTATTAAAGGGCCTATTGTTCGTAGGCAAAGGAAGTTAAGTTACACTAAAGACGAAATGGGTAACACCACAGTAGAAGCTGATGAAATTATTGCACCAGAGTTTGAGCGTGTTGACCCGTTTAGAGTATACCCAGAACCTGGAATTACTAATATCAATGACGGATATATATTTGAACATCACCCACTTAGCCGTACAGAATTAGCAGATTTAGTTGGTGTTCCAGGATATGATGACGATGCTATTAGAAAAGTATTAGAGTATGGTAATGGAGATTCTTGGATATCAGAAGATGTAGAGTTATCTAAAGATGAAGAAGAAAGAAAGTTTCATTCGTCTGACAGACCGACAGAAATATATGACGCATTAGAATTTTGGGGTAAAGTAAGCGGTAAAATGCTTGTAGAATGGGGATTAACTGAAGATGAAGTACCTGATGAAGCTCGTGAGTATGATACAAACGTGTGGATGGTAGGTAATTATGTTATCAAAGCAGTATTAAATTATGACCCATTAGGTGAAAAACCGTATGCAAAAACCTCATTTATTAAATGCCCAGGTGCATTTTGGGGTAAAGGCATACCAGAAATTATAGAAGATTTACAAAATGTATGTAATGCAGCAGCTCGTGCGTTAGTTAATAACATGGGTATATCAAGTGGGCCACAGGTTGAAGTTAACCTTGAAAGGATTCCACCAAATGAAGACATTACACAAATGCACCCATGGAAAATATGGCAAGTTACTAATGACCCATTAGGCTCTAGTGCTCCTGCAGTTAGGTTTAACCAACCTAACGATAATGCAAATACATTAATGGGTGTGTATGAAAGATTTGCTAAATTAGCTGATGACCATTCAGGTATACCATCTTATTTACAAGGCGACATAAACGTAAAAGGAGCAGGACGTACAGCGTCTGGTCTTTCAATGTTGATGGGGTCTGCAGGAAAAGGGATACGTCAAGTGGTTATGCACATAGATAGTGATGTTATAAAACCTGTTGTACACAGACAATTTGTGTATAATATGCGATATGATGAAGATGAGTCTATTAAAGGCGATGTAGAGGTTCTACCAAAAGGTGCAATCAATCTCGCAGTTAAAGAAACTGTTAACGTCAGAAGAATAGAATTTCTTAACGCAACCGCCAATGAAATCGATATGGGTATCGTTGGTAAAGAAGGCCGTGCAGCGATACTTCGTGAAGTGGCTAAGAGTTTGCAAATGCCTGTGGATGAAATCGTTCCTTCTAGGGAGAAAGGAAGTTACCAGACTAGGATGGCTAAAGAGTTTGCGGCTGAACAAGCACAGCAATCTCCTACACCTACCCAGCCAGATGGCTCCCCTAAAGGAGGAATGGAAGCAAACACAGTTAGTAACCGTAACACTGGAGGTAAGTCTTGATTAGACCAGACCCAGAAGTTATTAAGGCTTTAGCCGTATTGGCACGCCAACACCCCCCAGCACTGGAATGGCTGAAGGGATGGTTAGACCATGAGTTAAAGCAGCTACCCAATGTTACTCAAAACGTGTCACTTGCACAGGGGCGGTGTCAAGTTTTGAAAGAAATATACACTTTAGTAAAAGAGTCCCCTGATAACGCAGCAAAGTCATGACGACAGCTGTTAATTAACGCATACCGTTAGGAGCGAAACATTATGTCATTACCAAAGCAAGTTCAAAAACAATCTGAGGATGTACAAGCGTTGTATAAAGAACTTAACAAAGAAACAGCGGAAGCACCTGCTGGTTTAGATTCAGGAGAAAAAGTGCCTGAAGAAAAACAAGCTGAAACTACCACTGAAGTACCTGTTGAGGAAGATACAACTGCAACTTCCGACAGTGTAGAAAAACAAGCAACTGAGTCTGAGGCTGAAGAGCACAGCACAACAGACACAAAAGAAGAAAAAGATACATGGGAACAAAAGTATAAAACATTACAAGGCATGTATAATAAAGAAGTTCCGAGCTTAAGTGCTCAGAACAGACAATTAAACGGCCGTGTTTCTCAATTAGAAACTTTGTTAGGAGACCTTAACAAACAAGCAGAACCAGTGCAGGAGGCACCAGTCGAGAAGTTAATTACGGAAGACGATGTTAAAGAGTACGGTGATTCTATTGATGTTATGCGTAGAGCAGCAAAGGAAGAAGTAGCAGGAGAATTGGCTCGTGTTAGACAACTGGAAGCGGAAATAGCTAAGTTGAAAGGCGTAGTACCACAGGTACAACAAGTCCAACAACAACAAAAAACTAGTTCTGAAAAACAGTTTTGGGATACTTTAAACCATGAAGTACCTAATTGGAACGAAATTAATAGTGACCAAGACTTTCAGTCATGGCTGCTTGAGATTGACCCCCTTACAGGTATTACTCGCCAAACTTATTTAGAAGACGCACAGCGTAAACTAGATGTTAGTAGGGTAGTAAATTTCTTTAAAGCTTTTGGGAAGGATATAGGTAAAGATGATAATGCTCGTGGAAAAGGTTCTACGCAATCTGCAGAATTACAAAAACAAGTTGCCCCAGGACGAGGACGTGCTGGACAACCTGTAAGTAATGATGGCAAAACTTATACACCGAAAGACATTGAAAAATTTTTTAAAGATGTTAGAACGGGTAAGTATAAGGGAAGAGATGATGAGCGTAACCGAATGGAACGTGACATTTTCGCTGCACAGCGGGAAGGTCGCATAGTTAATTAATAGTAAAAGGAGGCTATTATGGCTTTTGCAACATCTCCAGGTCATCCAACGTATACAGGAAACTTTATACCTGAAATTTGGTCTGGAAAATTAATTGAGAATTTCTATGATGCTACTGTGTTATCAGCAATCTCAAACACTGACTACGAAGGTGAAATTCGTAACATGGGTGATACGGTCAATATCCGTACAACTCCAGAAATCACCATTAAAACATACGTTAAAGGTCAAACTTTAGCGGTTGAAAACCCAGATAAACCAAAATTACAATTATTAATCGACAAAGGCGAATACTTCGCTTGTGTTGAAGATGATGTAGATGAGGTACAATCAGACATTGCAATGATGGACCAATGGTCTAAAGACGCTTCAGAGCGTATGAAGATTAAAATTGACCAACGTGTATTAACTGATTTGTTAACTGGTGTACATGCTAGTAATAAAGGACAAACAGCTGGAGCTATCTCTGGTAACATTGACCTTGGTGTAGCAGGTACTCCAGAAGCACTTACTACTTCAAATGTAATTGGTAAAATTGTTGACATGGGTACAGTTCTTGACGAAGCTAACTGTCCTGAACAGGGTCGTTTTTTATGTATCCCTGCTAAGATGGCTGGTTTAATCAAGCAATCAGACTTAAAAGATGCATCTATTACTGGTGACGGAAATTCACCATTAAGAAATGGTCGTTTAGGTATGATAGATAGATTTACAGTATATGTAAGTCATAACCTTTATAAGAACGGAAGTGAGTTTAGCGTTATTGCTGGACACACAATGGGGTTTACATTTGCGTCACAAATGACAAATATGGAAACAATTCGTTCAGAAACAACTTTTGGTAACATCATTCGTGGTCTTCAAGTTTACGGTTATAAAGTCGTTAAACCTGAAGCTCTTGCTACAATGATTGTTACAGTTTAATAGGAGGCTAACATGGCTGCATATACAGACTCGCATGGCTTTGATAAAGGTTCTGCGGCACATCCTGCTCAGGGCGTTAACAGAGTCGGCTACATGGAAGTAAATTTAAACTTCGCTACTATAACTGCGGACAGAGCTACAGCAGGTGCTACGGCACTAGCGGCTGGAGATTCTATCGAAGTACTTAGCGTACCAGCGAACACTTTAGTGTTGGCGGTAGGTGCAACTACAGTAACTGCAGAAGGTGCGGCATCAACATTTGACATCGGTTTAACTGGTGGTGATGTTGATTTGTTTGTTGATGGAGGTGATGCTAACTCAGCGGGAACCACTTCATCAAACGGTGCAGGGCTAGATGGCGATAACCAAAGCCATTACTTTGCAGCTGCAGACACTATTGATATGCTTATTGGTGTATCAGGTGCTGTAACTGACACCGCTGTAATTAAAGTATGGGCGGTTGTTGTTGACTGTTCATAATAAAACATAGCAACGGTCGGAGGGTAACTATAACCCTCCGACTAACTAAATGGAGGCAAAAATGGCAGGAAGATGGTTAAGAAATAAAAAAGATGGTGAAATTTATGGGTGGAATGAAATACTTTCAGAAAACCCAGACACTGAAGAAGTGACTGAAGAACAGGCTTTTCCAGAAAGATTTATACCAAAAAAACAAAAAGCAAGAAAAACTAAAGTTAAATTAAAAACAGAAGTAATACCTGAAGACGAAAAAGCTGTTAACATAGAGTTAGCAGAAGAAGCAACTAAAGGTATAGATAAGAAGAAATGATTTTAAATGATGTCATTACTGAAGTTAGAAGAATATTACAGGATGAAAACAGTCCACAAAGGTATTCTGACACTGTACTTTTAGGGTTTGCAAACCAAGCTTTAAAACGTATTGCAGTAATTAGACCTGATTTATTTGCTTATATGGGTACAGTTGCATGTACACAAAATGAAGTACTGCAATCAACTCCAAGCGATTCTATAAGACTAATCGAAGTATTTTCTGTTCAAGGAGGTAATGGGGTAACGGAAGTTAATAGAGAAGTATTAGACCAGTCATACCCTCAATGGGTTTCTGATACTGCAGGTGCTTGTAAAAATTTTATGAGACATGCTAGAAATCCAAATAAATTTTTTATATACCCTAAAGCTCCAGCTAATCAAACATTAGTTGTAGAGTATTCGCAATCTCCTCAAGTTTATGACGGCACAACGACAGTAGCTTTACTACCAGACGCTTTTTTACCAGCTGTTGTAGACGGTACAGTATTTTTAGCTGAGTCTATTGATAACGAACATGTTAATTCAGGTAGAGCAGACTTATTTTTAAGGTCGTTTACACAAGCATTAGGTGTTTCAGCTTCTAATAGAATATTTACAGACACAGAAGCAGGTGGGTTACAACCCGTTAACAAACAAAAGATTGAAGAGGACCTCACATAATGGCTGGAACTAGAACATTTATTGATATTGTAAATAGATTATTACCAAGTGTACCTGGGTGTCCAACACCTGTTGTAGAAAATTATGTTCGTGATGCAGCAATCGAAGCGTGTGAACGTACTCTAGCTTGGAGGTATGAACAACCACGAATACGTTTGGTTGTGGGTGCCCATGATTATATATATGAAAGTCCTAGTAATGCTGAAGTGCATGCTTTTATTACAGCTACTGTAAATGATGAAGTATTAACTCCTGTTACATTAGATAAGTTATATGAATTATACCCTAAATGGCCAAACCAACCCACTACATCAAGAGCGAAACCTAGGCATATAGCCCAATTAGACCCAGACCATTTTTCAGTTGCACCTGTACCTGACGATACTGAGTCATATGATGTAAGAATGATTGTGTGTTTAAAACCATTAAGAACAGCAGATAGTATGGATAAGTCTGTTTTAGATGAATTAGAAAATGTTATTATGCATGGAGCACTACAGCATTTGTTGGTATTACCTGACAATAACTGGAGTGATAGAGAACTAGCTTCTTATCATGCAAAACAATTTGCATTTAAGTTATCAGAGCGTAGAGCTAGAGCTAATCTAGGTGCAGGGCGAGCATCTATAAGAATTAAAGGACAACCTTTTGGGTAGTGAAATATGGCAGATGTAATTAAATTAGTAAAAGGAGATGAGTTACCGTTAATTATATTAACTTTAACTGATGATGTAGCTAACACAGCACTAGATTTATCGGCTGGGACTACTTCAGTAACTGTAAAATTTAAAGCTGTAGGTGGAACATCAGTGTTATCTACAATAAGTTGTGCAAAAACAACAGATGGCTCAGATGGTAAGATACAATTTAGTTTTTCAGGTGGTGTATTAGATGTTGATGAAGGTTCGTATGAAGGAGAGATTATAGTTAATTATAATGGTAGCTTACATACAGTATATGATTTATTAAAATTTAGAGTAAGGAGTAGTTTCTAGTGGCTAATATAAGACTTACATCCGCTTTAGCAGCAACAGCCATATCATTTACAGTAAGTGTTAGTAGCATTTCTTCAGCTGTATCTGGTGAAACAGAAGTTGTTGCGTCTTCAGCTTTAGGAACAAGCATATCATTTAGCCATGAATTAATACCAACTAGAACTATAGCAGGTATTTCAGTTAGTATATCAGAAGTAGATATAAAAACTGTAAGTTCTGTTTTAAGTGACACACCATCTATAACAGAAAGTCCAGCTATAAATGTAAGTCAAGTTTCTACTGATTCATTTTCTGTATCAGATGCTCCAGTATTTAATCTTTCACAAGTTCTAGCTGATACAGCTACTATTTCAGCAACACCAAGTAAAATATTTCAATCTGAAGTTGATTTTGATTTATCTGATTCTGATATAGACCCAGACCCAGTTACTGTGTCTGATACTATTGTCGTTCAGTTTGAATATGATTTAGCAGATACACCATCTATAGCAGATTCACCAGCATTAAATGTAACACCTGCAGGTAAATCAGATAGTTTTTCTGTTTCAGATTCACCAGTGTTACAACCAAGTTTAGCACCAACAGATAGTGTTACACCTGGGGACAGCGGTGGATTAGTAATCAATTACGTGTATACTGATGTAGATGACACTACATTAGGAGGACATTATTTTAACCAAACTCCAATTAATCCTGGAGGGTATGAATAGAGGATAAATTATGATAAGTGATTTAATAAAAATTAAAGGTGATTTAAAAATTACAGTCACCAATCCAGAAGGTAAAATTAAACAGGAAGTAGAAGTTCCTAATTTAGTTGTTACTACAGGAAAAAACTTTATTGCATCTAGAATGAAAGATGCTAGTGCTACTGCTATGACACATATGGCTATTGGCACAGGTAGTACTTCAGCAGCAGCTGGGAATACAGCTCTTGGCAGTGAAGCAGGACGAGTAGCACTTACGTCTACAACTGTTACTGATAATGCTGTAGCTTACGTTGCGTCTTTTCCAGCAGGAACAGGCACTGGAGCAATAACTGAAGCAGGACTACTTAATGCAAGTTCAAGCGGAACTTTGCTATGTAGGACTGTGTTTTCTGTAATTAATAAAGCTTCTGGGGATACATTAGGTATTACTTGGACTGTAACTGTAAGTTAATAAAAGGAGATTTGTTTAATGACTGTTCTATTTAAAAACAATGCTCATTCAACATTAGCTTCCAGCATTACGGATTCTGCTACAAGTATTACTCTTGCATCAGGTCATGGAAATGCTAGGTTTCCAGTTACAGCAAGCCCAAATTATTTTTACGCAACTCTTATAGATGGTTCAAATAACTTAGAAGTTGTAAAATGTACTGCAAGGTCTAGTGATGTCCTTACAGTTGTTAGAGCTCAAGAAGGTACCTCAGCAAGAGCTTATTCTACAGGTGATAGAATAGAGCTTAGAATTACAGCACAAGGTTTAGAAGATTTAAATGGTACACGAGCTAGTGAATATAAATCAGATTGGGGTAGTTCATCAGCCCCTATAACTCATACTGTAACTGTTGGAACTAAAACAGGTGCACATCCGTATACAGGCGTAGGTTCTAGTAATGCTTATTTTATAGACAACATAGAGTCGCCTGTTCTAGCGTTTGATGGTGCAGATACAGGCAAAACTTATTACTATAGGTTTGACCAAGCTGATGCAAGTAATGACGGACACCCTTTAAGATTTTATTTAAACGCTGCAAAAAGCACAGCTTATACAACTAATGTAACAACAAATGGTACACCTGGTACTGCTGGTGCATACACACAGATTCAAGTAGATGAGTACACTCCAAACCTATTGTACTATCAATGTAGCAGTCATGCTCACATGGGTAATTACATACATCATATTTCTAATATGCATAATAGCAATGGCGTGTTGTTTAAAATGCCAACATCAGATGGTTCTGCTGGACAAATATTAAAAACTGATGGCTCTGGAGTATTAAGTTTTGTAGCAGCAGCAACAGCTACATACCCAACCGTTACAGGAGTAACTCCTTCAGCTACAGGTAATACTGCGGCTAACCTTGTTATTGCGGGGACAAATTTTGTTGTAGGGTGTCATGTAGAATTTATAAATTCATCTGGGGTTATAACCCTACCAAACAGTATTGTTAGGGATTCAGCTACACAGCTTACAGTTAATGTAACATTAGGCACAGATGGCACATATTTTATTAGAGTTGAAAACCCTGATGGTTTAGCAGCTCGTAGCTCATCAGCAATACTTACAGTATCAGATGCACCTACATGGTCTACATCTGCTGGAAGTCTTGGAAGTGTAGCAGCAGGAGCATCAGTATCTTTAGATGTAGATGCTTCATCAGACTCAACAGTAGCTTTTTC